TCTTTGTATATCATTTTCAACTAAAGTTGCCTTCTTGCCGTCTAAAGCAAAAAGTTCTTTAAAATGTACGATATAGTATTTACCTTGTTTATGTAATATATGACACGATTGAAATAGTGTTTTGTCTTTACGACTAGCAACACCTATTCGTGTCAAAGTTTCTCTAACTTTTAGGAAATCGTCTGGTTGTTTGATTGTGACCTCTAACATACTTGCAGGCGACCATTGTATTTCTTCACTCATTTTTTTCTCCCACCTTTATTCAAGGCTTCTTTTATATCTTCAATTTGTTTTTCTGTCAGTATGTTGAGAGCCTCTCTAGCTTTCTCATTACCATAACCAAAATACTCTTTCACATACTCTAAATCTTTCAATTTCGACTGCTTTAACCATCTGCCGCCAAATCGTTTTTTCTTTCTTACACTATTTATTAAAAATTGAAACTGTACTTTATTGTCTAAAAAGTGATAACCATTCATCTCGTTTGCTTGAGGTAATGTATCCCAAAACATAGATAAACAACGATTAACGATATACGCAGGATATTTCTTTGCCCACGCTTCATCATTGGTGTTCATCAAGTCTTCTTTAGACTCATTGATTGATTTTAAATAATCTTTTAATTCGTATGTCATTGATCTAATCTACCTAAAGATTCACCTTTTATATAGTCTTTATATGCTTTATTATATAAAACTCTAGTTCTAAAAGAAGCTAGTGCTTTACTATTACTGTTTCCTCTACTATAATCTATAAGAAAATAATTAGGATATTTTGAATTTAATTTTTTTGATGTTTCTTCTTCCATAGTAGATGTTCTAAATATTGAGCAACCACCTTCAGCATATCCATTTTGATGATAACAAAACTCATTCATAACTTTATTTGAATAACCATTAGTTAATAGATGTAAGTTGAAATTGACATCCTCTTGTACTGAAACATAATTAAAATCTATATCATTAATTATTTTTGACAATAATTTTCCTTCTATTGAAAAAACTGCAAATATACCACCGTTATTAAATATAGCAGGCCCCCCTGGTGGAAGTGCTGCTGATTTAAAACCACATAGTATATTATTTTCTTTATGACACCTATCTAATATATCTAATAGTTCATTCCAATCATTTTCATTTAATTGTCTTTTAGAACGATCCATATTTGATTCTTTACCAAAATACTTTGCATTTCTTCTCATTAAAGTAATATCATCATCAACTACTAAGTATCTTTGTTTATCTGCTGTATGATAAATGATCTCTCTGGTTTTTGCAATACCTATATTGTCATCTACAACTAATAAATTTTTACCTTCAAACAAATGTTTTTCTTGTTTTTGTACAACAAAGATTACTTTTTCTTTTAAGAAATTAGGTAGACTTTTAAAAAATATTTGTTTATCGTGTCTTTTAAATGTGGGTATGTATATCTTATCTAATGTCATCATTGTGTTTGTTATGTCTGCCCATATACCACTCACCAGGTTCGTAATTCCAACGCTTACCGTGATGACCTCGTATATCAGCATACCACATACGCAATCTGACAATCATTTTTTTCCAAAATGTTCTTCTAGCCATTGTATCCTCTTACTTAAATTTGCAAGTCGCCATTATTTCTGTTAGACAAGCGACCATATTTATCTCTTGGTCAGCAACAAATGCCGATTTATATTGATAGCCTGCTAATAAAAGTATTGCTTGTGGTATTGATGTTGGTTGTAGATACTCTTTTAATGATGAGTAGATAGTCTTAAATAAGTCTGCTGGTTGTACACTTGAATTGTTTACAACCCATTTTCGCATATTATCAAACTCTTTGCCCTTTAAAGACTTATAAAGTGCTTTTAAATCTGATTCTTTTTGATTGTAAAAGATACCACTATCTATCTTACCATTAACTGAATATCTTTGTAGTTCATTAATGGTTTTTCTAAAGTCTGGATAATATCTTTGAATTAACTCTGCTAATACCTTATTATCGTATGGTATTTTTTGTTCATCAAGTATATTTCCTAGTCTTTTAAGAAATTCATTTGCTGTCTTTACCTTTTGACCATTGACTATCTTAAAATCAATCTGTGTCATTCTACTACGTAATGGTTCAATAAACTTGTAAGGATAGTTACAAGTCATAATGAATCTACAGTTTTCGTAAAATGTTTCTATGAAGTTACGTAAAGC